TCATCGCTTGCAAGATCGTCAGGTAGTTCAGAAAGTCCCTCCCTCACCAAATAAATATATAGATGGAGGTCAGAGGAGGAAACCATCTAACCGCCTCACGCATCTACGCCAGTGATCTTACAGATATATTTGGAGGTAGTTGCGCCGGACTGGTAAGGCATGACCACAGTATCGAAATACTGAGTGAAAAGATAACCATCACCGACGCCAGGTTCACGATATTCCTCGAATTCCCGGATTGCACTACCATCATGCTGAAGGTGTACGGCACAGCGGTCATTCTTTACGACAGATAGGGCATTAGTAGTGAGGGCACGAGTGGGGAACATCGAAACCATTGCATCACGGGATGCCCAATCACGAAGACGTTCCTGAATTTCACCGACCTGAACAGGCTTTGCCATATGACCGAAGAGTGCGATTGGATAGAAAATCTTAATATCCTGAACAGAGGTCGTCGGGAGGGTGGTATTAGAGAGAATCTGACCAATAGAATCAGCGATATCCTGTGCTGGATCAGCGGAAGTCTGGTCGTCCCATGTTGCAACTGCCGCCTCGGTAAGAGCAGCACCAGCATTTAGGGCGGTGAAGATGTTATTATCCTTCTTCTCGGCAAGACCCTGTGCAGCAGCCTGCATAGAATAATCAATCTGAATATTCCCCATCTGGCGAGCCTTGACTTCATCAGTCATGAAGAGAGGAACCTGGAATTTCTTGAGGGAACCCTGCACATCGAACCATGTGACGTTCTTGTCTTCAGCCCGACCACCTTCTGCAATCTCTTCGACAGCGAGAGAGGTCTGGTCTGGGATAGTGAACTTATATTCGAGGCCGGACATTGGTTTAATATTAACAGCCTCTTTGCCAACGAGCATAGTTTCAGCGAGGCCAAAAACAACCTGCTTAATAATATCTGCATCGAGCATCGAGGTATCGGAAGTAGTAGTAGCCATTTTATATCACCTTATGAGGAAGCATAGTATGTCGGAATAACGTAAACCCGCACGAGTCCACCAGTATTTTCGGGAATTGCTTCGAGAGCCTTACCAACAATCTGACCTGCACCAGACTTGGTTACAACAGTTCCAGCAGCAGCAGTCTCCATGAGTGCGCCAACAGTAACAGCGGAATGCGTAGCCGGAAGAACCATATCTACGACTTCACCGGCCGAAAGGGGCATAATAGTGACTGGTACATTTGCTGTGGCAATGCCGGTCTGTGGGTCTTTAGTGTCAGTAAATGCGTAACCATCTGGATATTCGCCAGCACCAACCACATCACAAGTATCGGCGGTGGTGGTAATCTTGAGAAGAGTGCCCGCATTAGAGATTGCGGTTGCGGTAGTCATAACAATACCGCCATTGGATGCTTTCTTTAGTCGTCCCATTTATAATCACCTAATTTAATGAATGTATGATAGATATTCGTCTGGAATGCCCATTGCCTTGGCCCGTGATTTCTTATCATTCTCGGGTGGTTTTGCATCGATCTTCTGTTCGGGAGGCTTAGTAATTTTGCCAGTCTTTACGAAATGAACCTTAGCACTCTTAAGAATCTTAAGGCGAGATTCGGGATCAAGATCGATTGCAAACTCAGTGGGCTTTTCAATACCAAGTTCAGCAAGTTCAGTCTCCGCTTTAGCGATTTCGCCCTGTAGGAGAGTTTCGTATTTTTCTTTGAAACTTGCAGACGAACTTTCGAGAGTCTCTGCCTTGGTCTTATAGGATGCAAGGTCAGCAGAGAGTGTTTCAATTTGTGTTTTGTAAGAAGAAATAGTATCGTTGATTTGACGCCTTGCGAGTTCAATTTCGGCCTGCGAAATGGCAGACTCGGGAAGTTTAACGCCCTCATCGGGCTGTTTAATTGGATTATCTACAGTCATTGATTCACCTAGTTCAAACATCTTTTTTGGTACTTCTTTATCGAATTCTTTGTAGTGCTTCGCAAGATGCGAATAAACAGCACTTTTATCGGCATCAGAAATGCTTGCGAGCGTTCTGGCACCGTTTATAGCAGCCATAGCAGCAACAACTCCAGCCCACACAACTGCATTGGTTTTTGGATCGTGATGGGGGAATTTAAGATCGCCAAATGACTTCGGGGGATATTCAGCCGCCCATGCGAAATGTCCGGCAATTATGCCAATTTCCTGTGCGGTTAGTTCTTCAAATGATTTATCTGTGAAATCGGAGAGAGTTGGTCTTGACCAAGAAGAAGAGGAATCTTCTTTATATGAGAATTTATGTGGAGGAATCACACCATCACCTTCATATGCACTAAATGAAATCACATTATGATGGGCCTTTGTGCCGGGAATTGCAGGAGTGATTGTGAATGCCGCCCCCGAAATAAAACCATCAACAGGATTATCAGAATCGCCGTCTGTGATTACAAGTTCTGGACTAATGGAGTCAAACCCTTCCTTTTCGATGAGATTGCGATTAGTGCTATCAAAGATGAGGCCATCGTAAGAAATAGTGTCTGTTAATTCATCATAGCCAAGTCCAGTGAGAAAACCAATGATGTCCCGATTATCATGAGTAAGATAAAATGGGAGAGCATCATTGAAGTGCTTGAAAAGATTCTTAATAAACGCCGGAGTGATATTGGTGATTATTCCATCTTTTCCATGAAAAGCACCCGGGCGGGCCATAGTTCCGTCAACAGATAAATAGGTAGGTTTTTTCCACTCCATATTTATTTAAATTTGGTTACTTATATATAGGAAATTGGTTCTCTACATAGTCCTATATACATTTTCTCCTTCGTCTTTTACGTGAGATACGTCCGATTCAGAAGTCTCTGGATAATCGGGTGTTCTATCAGAACCGCCTTTAACAGCGTTTGCCACACTTTCCTGCGATGAAGTATTCGCACTAGTATTAATTAAGAAATTTCTCTGATCGGCCCTGAGAGGTTCATATCCAAGCATATCACGCACTTCAGAGTCAGTAAAGATGCCAAGACTTCCCATGATTGCGGCAGTACGCCAGAGTTCAAGTTTGGAATTTGCGAGATTAAGTTCGAGTTTCATATCAAGACGGTCCACTGGAAGAGTGGGGTCAATGAGTTTGATACGAGCACGAATATTATTCAAAATTACAGGCTTAATCTTTTCTGCGAGTTGGATGACTTTGGAGGATACATAATTAGAGATTACGAGTTCGGATGCATAACTCCCGGCCTGTGAAGAATTGACCATCGATTGTGGCACATTGAGACCGGCCATAATAGTGCTATCCAGTTGAGCGATGAGTTCGTTGGACTGAAGATAGTTCACCTTGGACTCAATCATATCAATTTTAACATTATCTGTGCTCACAACACCCTGATCGGGCATCTGGGACTTAAGACTGTTGATATAACGTGAGATGAATGAGTCAATATCAGCATTAGCCGCCGCTTGACGCTCGGCTGTGGTGCCAGGATACATTGAGAGTGGGAATAGTTCAGCATTGATTTGATGATGCTCACGAGGCACATTACGCCATCGGAGGAGAACATCGATAATCTGGCACTGACGCTTCCACCAGACGGAGATAAAAGTGCGAGTCAGCGGGGATACAGAATAAATTCCATAGGTTTCCCGGCCCATATTATCCTTCACAAAGATAGGAGTGGACTTATATTTTAGATGAGTAATGCGCTCCATTGGATAAAGACGCCGATCCAACTCGAACAATCCTAATTCGTTAAAGGCAAGATACTTAGGATTCATAATAATCGAAGTCGAAGTAGTGCCCATCTTAGTATCTTCGTCGAGAATGGCGCAATATTTGTTCGGGAGAATTGTGAGTGAAAGATCGTCGTTATTGAGAATGAATACATTTCCAAACATTAGAAGCATTTCGGATAGAGATTCTCGCATTGAATTGTAATCTACAGTATCTTCGAGTTCCTTAGCAAGTTCGATCATCCTCTTCTCGCCCGCATCGAGTTCCATTCCGGCATCTTTTACATAATATCCAGCGAACGATTGGCGAATAAGAGTTGAAATACGGTCGAATGAACCCCCAACTTCAGGCTCCCATACATATAGTTGCTCCTGAACCTCCTCATCTTTCATGTTTGCGAAATCGGAAAGTTGAGTGAGATAGCCCACGAGTTCGGATGTGATGGCTTTTGAGGCTGCAATATTCGATGAAGTGGACTTCGAGCCGTCGAGGAAGCGGGAAAAGTGTTTAGTAATGAATGTTTTTACTCCCACGATGAACGCTCCGATGTGCATGTAATTTCATATTTCAGCGGATAGACATAATAAGGCACATAAATTGGCCTCATTCGGCAGCACTTTGGACAGCGACGGCGACAGATTCGACAGCACTCATCGGGAGGCTGAGGAGAGTTATGCCATTCACTCGTTGAGGATGCATAAGTTCGACATCCAGTTTGATAATCTTCTTCAGTCATTTCAATACCTTCAAAATTTTGGATAAAAATACTATCATTTTACGGTGGAAGAATGAGATAA